ATCTATTGCAATATCATTGACATCAATTAGAGGTTCCCAAAAATCTGTTTCTGTTTCTGGAGATTTTCCTCTGTTCGAAGCACTACCCAACTGAAAACCACTTGCCGGTTTAGCAATAAAAACTTTTCCATCTTTCTTTACAATAGCATTTTCTGCATAAGATATTCCAGCCGACCAACTAGACCCAAAAGATAATCCTGAGCCCGTTTCTCCTTTATCTCCTACAACATCTCCAAGGTCAAAAGCAGTTCCATCATCGAATTCAATTCTTAAATTTTCTCCAGATAACCCAGCGGTTAAAACGCCTCTACCTGTATCACCCTTTACATTTCCAAGAGTCGAAACAGTTCCATCAGTGTATGTAAAAGTTAAAACATCATTTACCAAAGCAGCCGTTGCAACACCTAAACCTTGATTCGTTAGTCGTTCATCATCTTCAAGTGATTGGATATATGTTAACAGCGAAGCCTTATTGGCCCGAAGTTTTGCCAGATAGGTTTCATCTGTAAGAATAGAATCTGGCCCTGTAACTTTTAAATCATTGAGGACTCGAACAAGAGAGACACCAAGTGCTGTAAATTCATTGTATATTGTTTGACTCATATAGTTACCTCAATTATTGAAGACCCGGCCCCGCCTGGTGGGTTAAGGTCAATCCTTGGTGCTTGGAGTGTCATATTACCTGTTGAATTTATAATCGAAGTTCCTTCTACATCGTGTCTGTAATTTCCCAAAGTTCTCATATTCAAATTTCCCTTTGTCACAATTGTTGTATTTTTATCAACTTGAATATCGGCATTTCCTCGGACAAGAATTGTATACCGAGATTCATTCTCGCCGGGTTCTATACTACCAATCAAAACATCTGTATCGCCGTGTACATGAGTTTGTTGATTTCCCTTGACAATATTTTGATTGTCTTTGACTACTTTATCAACCTTCGAACCATCAGGATGATATTCTTGGAATGATCCAGTTCGGTGGTAAACATGAATGCGTTCGCTGTCGGGAGTATCATCTATTTCAATAGTGTGTCCCGATTCAGATTCGTGAACATGATTGTACGGATACTTAGCATTGAATGGTGGATATATTTCTCTCCATGTTTCAACATCATCTGAAATGTCATCAGGAACAGGATGACCTAAGTGTGCTGATGCACCTTCGATGCGTGACTCTACAATAGTGCCTGTGGTTATTCCTCTTGCAAGTCTGTTGGTATCAGATTCCGCATCGGGATATATTACATTACCATCATCATCTTTTGAGGATTCACCTAAATATGTTGTAAGCGGATATGGGCCGTTTGGTCGTGTTCCTTTTGCAGAATTGGGATCATTAAAACCAACATTAGATGTGTTGGGTTCTTGTGGTATACCACCAAGTGTGCCAATGATAACGGGGTGTTGTGCCTCATCACCATCTCGGAAAAATCCTACAACCCAAGTTCCTTCAACAGGCCCAACGGGAGATTGTCCTACACCACTAACAGCAGCAGAAGTAATAGGTTGTACTGGGTGCGCCCATGGCAAATCTTTAGTTGCGACAGACACCTTATCGGCAGTGTGCCACCCATAACACCGAACACGACAACGGCCCAGTTGTAGAGGATCATTTCTATCTTCAACAACACCGACCCACCAGACAAAATTATCTTTTCCTGCAAACTTTTCCACTAGTTAAACTCCTTAATATCTGGGATGGATTCGGGTAAGGAATCCCGAATCAATTCAAGAGTTGTAGTATACTTGCCCTGCTCGTTGATAATGATTTCATGTTTAAGATTAGCAATGAGATATTTGCCACTTAAATATGGGTCTTTCCAATCTTTATCTTTTTTGGGTTCTAACGCAGGTATTTCGATATTTATAACTTGACCTGCTCGCAACATACTATTGCCTGGGACTTCAATCATAATCTTGTTTGAACCATATTGATTCATAATCGATTGTCGTTGAAGTGTCCACCCCTCATATAAGTCTCCATCAAAAACATTGTCGTGTTTGAAAGCACTTTTGGGGGCATACATTCTTTTGTACGGGTATCCAGTGAAGTCTTCGTTTGCATCGGCAATGATTTTTTTTGTTTCTATATGAGTTTCGTCTTTAAATCTATCAGAATAGTTATAAGTCGCATCTTCAATTTTCTTATGCGTGATATCGTGCGTTGATAATTGACTAGTAAACACACCACTTTCCATTTGCACCAATCTGTCGAATGATTCACCAATTGATAAATTTTCAATTGAATAAAATCTCGCACCATCCTTTAGATTAGAACCGCCACCTTGGTAGTAAGTATATGTTGCAAATGGTTCTTGCGTAACAAGGTCTGCTATGTTTGTAAAAAAGAATCCATCTGCTGTTTGGAAAAACAAGTAGGACGGAGCACTGGTGGGTGGTGCATTCAGACATCTCTTAGATACCCAATCAATAACTTTCAGTGGCCGCCAATATGGAGAAATGAATTTTATATTATTGAATACAGGAGCACCCACGAAGAATTTTGCATTCGCATCTCCCTTGTTGAGATAACGATTAAAAACAATGTCAACAATCTTTGCACCATTTTCATCAAATGATTCAACAACTCTAGACTTTTTGTTGTGGTAGGTAATGGGCGAATCTAGGAATATTGAATATACTGAAGTTGTATCATTTAGTGCCGAAAGTTTTGAGTTTTTATAAGATTGTAAAAGGACATCAACACCTTCTCCATCAAATCCAGCGGTTTCAAAATTAACCCGAACATGTTCGTCACCATTCAAACCAAAATGTCTTTTAAGATTTAACGATTCAATCAAACCAATTCTGCCCGACATTGTTTTTTCAAATATACTTTCATATATGACAAGGGATGCCGTAAATCTAGTGACATCTATAACAGCACCGCTTCTTGATTCTAGAATCAGTTCTTTTATATCATACTTGCCGGGTATTACTGGTGTACTACTCATGTATTAAAAACTTTTTTGAAATCTGACAGAATATCTTCAACAAACTCTGGTTTGATTATTTTGATTTTTCTTTTTTCATCATTCTTGGCAACTTCATACAAGTCGTTGGTAATTACTTTTAGATTTTTTGTAATTGGTGGGGAAGATAGAGTAAACGAAAGAGAAGTCTGCCCTTCGATATATGCATCTCTGTACCTTCTTGTTGCATCCTCTTCTGGAACATCGGCATTGTTTGATGTGGTTCTGTCTAAGTCCATAGGATTCACCATATTTTTTACAACCGTGGTTGTGCCGGGCAAAGTGTATGATTCTTCCCAGTGATGAATTGCTTGGCTAGACTTCGCAACAGTTTTTAAATTATAAGCAACCATCGGAATGCCTTGTGTGTTGTTGCTGATATACTTTGATGTTGGCCAATCGGGCATATCTGAAATGATTAACCTCATATATTGAGCATCCCATTTCAAAACAGTTGCCTTAACACCCGATTTAGTAATAGTAGTAATGGTTTCATCACCAGTATCGTCAATATCAACATCCACCCATTCTATCTCATCTCCCACTTTAAATTGAGACATGTGAGGTTCTTTATATGGGCCTGCGGGCCAATCAGATTCGGCATTCCACAAGAATAAACTTGTGCCGGGATATTTCTTTTCTACCATTTGTTCTAGTGCGTGTTGGTCAATCGGCCAATCAATATATGGATCACGAATATTATTGGTCATCATAATTAACCAATGCAAATCTGATTTGCCATAAAATTTGTATGCTAAAACTTCGGGCCGTTCGTTGTCTTGTAATTCATAATTGTAATAGAAAGAACGATTGTCAACAACCGACCGCCTAATACGAAATCGTTTCATAATATTTGTTGCTAGGACATATTCTTCTGTTGCATTAATATCATAATCGATTAACGGGAAGTTATTAAAAAACATCAGAATCCTCCTTCGACAACATCTTCTCGTACCAATGTTGACATTTCTGCGAATGTCATCTCTAGTGACATCGATGAAGGAACGGCACCATCAACAGTAAATCCAGTAATATCATTAAACGATTCTTCTGTGTGACTTTGGGGCAGTTCGTTGGGTGTATAGTTAACCTTGATAGATTGTAATGCACATCTAGAGATTTTTGGAATCCATGTGTTCTCAGTTCCGCCTCTGAAATATTGGATGTCAAATTCAGCAGGAAAGTCAAGCATAACTCCACCCCCCGACCTAGACGGAAGTGCAGATGCACGGAAGATTCTGATTATATCATGAACCATTTTTGCTTCATCTATATTACGAGGAACGAATTTGAAATTGAATGAATAAGTTCTTTGTGCCACAGACTGGAAAAGGAATTCCATGTGGGGATTCGTTACTGACCTTCTCATTGCCTTGACAGCATTAGCAGCGTTTAAATTCACCCCGCCAACATTTGCAATTGCATCAACAGATTCAAGTCCAACTTTAATTCCAGCATTTTTGAGGGTTGCCAACATTGCACCTTCCATTGCATCTTTACCACCTTCTTTGCTTGTGAATTCCTCTTGACTATCAAAGACTCCTTTAATCTTGTTCACAAGTTCAGCGCCGGCCGCACCAAGACCCTGAAGCATACCAAAATCTTCCATGTTATATGATGCTTCTAGGCTCGACTCAATTCCGCCTGGCATATACAACGCAATACTATACATTGTTTTGTCTATACTGTTGGAGAATCTAGTTTTGGATGTAACGCTTTGTGTTTGGGTAGTATCTTGTTTTAATCTTGCCTGTTGTATGGGGTCTGACAATTGATTCTTGTAAAAGTTAGAAACACCTTGCATCTGGGTCATGCTGGGTAACTTGAAATTCATTAACGAACTTAATGCACCAGCAGCGTTACTTGCGGTCTGTTTCATGGCATTTGAATCAAATGATCCAGTACTTTGTCTCTGGTTCGAGGATTCGGCCGATTTAAACGATTGGGGGTTTGCATCATATACAGTAAACAACAAAAAGTTTTGTTGGTCTTTTAATCCTAAATCAATAGGATATTGCAAACCTTTTCGGTTTGCTTGACTGTTTAAAGAATCACGAAGAGACTCAAACTTTGAAGCCGAGTTCTTAGATTTTTCAAATGGATTTCGGAAAATTTCGAAAGGCATGGTTACTCCTTATAGATATTGTATATGGCATACAGAGGCAGATATAAAGTGAAGGATACCTCAAAGTATATTGGTAATCCCACTAAGGTTATTTATAGAAGCCTGTGGGAACGCCGATTTATGGTTTATTGTGATACAACCGAAAGTATACTTAGTTGGTCATCTGAAACCATAGTAGTACCATATATTTCTCCTGTTGACAATAAACCTCATAAATATTTTGTAGACTTCATTATAAAGTATCTAGGCAAAAATGGAGAGGAAATTACCACTCTGATAGAAATAAAACCAAAGAAGCAATGTAAAGCGCCACCCAATAGAAAAAAAATTACTCGATCTTATTTAAAAGAAATGAGAACTTGGGAAATCAATAAGGCAAAATGGAAAACTGCAAACGAATTTGCCCAAGAAAGAGGATGGAATTTTAAAATCTTAACCGAAAACGATATCCTATTAGGAAAGAATAAAAAATAATGCCATTTGATCCATTTGACAAAATTCTTTCCGATTTTCAATCAAGTAGATTTGATTATTTTACCCAACAATCTATCCGTTGGTGGAGAAATACCATACGAGATTTGTATGGTTCCGAGGGTTCGCCGAAACCGCCATATAAAATGGCAGGCAGATGGATTCAAGCATATAGAGACAGATATGGCAAAGGAAGAACTGCACCCATTGGTGGAAAGATGTACACTTTTCGTTATAATCCAGAAACAAAAGAAACTCTTGATTATTGGGATGGGATGCCACTGATAATGGCACTCGAAAGAAAACCAAGAGGATTTTTGGGAATTAATCTACATTACCTACCAAAGAAGCGAAGAGGAATTTTATTAAACCACCTAGCCAGTAGACTCAAGAATGCAACCGATGATGATATTGAACAAGATTTTGCTGGCGAGAAATTGCGGAACATTAAGTCCGCCTATAAAAAATATAAAACAATTAAATCTAAAAATGCTATATTCAAATGGGTATATCCATGTATACGAAGATATAATTTTTCAGGACTGTCATCTAGGATGATAGAAATACCTGTCACTGATTGGGAACTTGCAGCATATTTGCCATCAGATTATTTCTTTCAAGGCGAAAGTATGAAATCCATACACAGAGAGAGTATAAATAAAAAGAAGAAGAAATTTGGTTAAGGAGAATACATGTCAAACCCACTTTTAAATGCAGTTTCCGGCGCAACCGATTTTGTTAACAATATTCCTTTTGAAGATTTTCAATTAGGCGGTGATAACAAAGTCAGTATGACCAAAATGGCAGCAAACATTAAAAAGTTTGGTACTGTCCCCGACAATGCATTTTCGTTAGAAATTTATGCAGCGCCCCTCAGCGGTGACCCCAATCCAAGAATATTTTATACTTGTGAGTCTTTTAGTTTCCCAGGCCGGAGATTTACTACCGAAGAATTAAATACAGGTGGTATCGCTCGTAAATTGCCATACAAACAAGAATATAGTGGAGAGTTTTCTGCTACATTTAGACTGGGCAAAGATTTCTACGAAAGAAAACTATTCGAAGATTGGCAGTCACTTATTTATGATGAGGAAAATGATGTTTGGGGATATCCAGCAGATTATATGGCTACGATGGTTGTTCGGTGTTTTGATCAAAACAATCAAAACATCTACGGCGACCAGTTCTTTGAAGTGTTTCCCCTTGCCATTGAAGAAATTGCTGTAGACCAATCAAATAGTGGAATGCCCCTTAAACAAAGTATTACATTTGCGTATCGCAAATGGAACAAACTAAAAGATTCCGATTTGTTACAGGCCCCTGGCGGTCTTGGTGGATTTGGAATACCTCTGGTAAATCAGTTTATTGGAAAAGATTTATCAAACCTGATTACTGGAGGAATGAACCTTGCATCTGCCGTTAACACCAAGATGGGTGAACTGGACAGAGCAGTACAGGATAATGTTGGATTCATGCGTAGGGCAGTAAATGGACAAGTGATTCAAGCCCCGTTTGAGAATGTTGGAAGAAACCTCAGTCAAACACTGAGTAAATATAGTGGAAGTAGTTTCCTTCCGTTTTAATTATTAGGAGATAATTATGAGTTTACCTATTGTAAGAGCCCCGAAGTATGAGTTGACTATACCATCAACCAAACAGAAGGTTAAATTTAGACCGTTCGTTGTTAAAGAAGAAAAAATTCTTCTTATGGCGGCCGAAAGTAAAAACCAAAAACAAATCGTAAATGCTTTGCGAGATGTCCTTGGTGCCTGTATAGACAGTGGAAAAGACAAACTGGATGTCATGGCTTTACCTACCTTTGACCTTCAGTACATCTTTTTGAAGTTGCGAGCAAAATCAGTTGGAGAACAAGTGGACTTAACAGTAATGTGTCCCAGTTGTGAAGCAGTAAATCCGGCCCAAGTTGACCTAACCGAAGTCGAAATTAACTATCCCGAAGGACATGTTACTGAACTTCAAATTACAGATGATGTTGGAATCACTATGAGATATCCAACATTCGAAATGTTGGAAAATAATAAAAACATAGACACCGAAAATATAGATAATATAATTGAAATTTTGAGTATGTGTATCGAACAAATTTATGACAAAGAAAATGTTTACGGACGAAAAGATTATACGGATAAAGATTTCCAAGAGTTTGTTTATTCGTTAACACAGAATGATTTAGTAAAGATGCAGGGATTTTTTGATACTATGCCAACTATGCAACACGAACTTAATTTTACATGCGTCAAGTGTGAGGCAAAGGAACAGGTTATATTGCGGAGTTTGGATGATTTTTTTACATCGGACTCGCCCATGAGTCCCTCGCAAACCTCTACAAATTAAATTTTGAAATGATGCAACGATTCTATTATAGTTTAACAGAATTAGAAGAGATGATGCCGTGGGAGAGAGACATATATGTTAGTTTATTGGAAACACATATTAAGGAAGAGAATGATAGGCAAAAGTCAGAGATGTCAAAGATGAAAAGGTAATTAAATGGCAGAAGAATCCAAAACCCTAATACAACTCAGAGATGAGATGGTTAAGTCGAGAACCGACCAATCAAAAATTGGTGGGATGACTATCGCTGAACTTAAAGGTATGGGCGGCGGATTGAATAAATTGGTTGATTCTCTTAAAGATGGATTAAAGGCTGATAAGAAAGAATCCGCAGAGGATAAACGAAAAAATAAAGCAGAAAAAGAAGAACGAAGAGAAGGACGAAGTGAATTAAGAAATGCGCTTGCGGATTTGGGTGATGCATTCAAAAACGGATTTAAAAATATAGGAGATATTGCAAAACCGGCCGGCATTGGAAAGATGTTGGTTGGAATTGCTGGATTGCTTGCGGGAGCATTTATCGGATTCTTTGGTGAAATTAAAAACCGGCTGTTCTTGATATTGAAAATATTTGCATATCCATTTAAAGTATTGTTTCCTAAAAAGATAAAAGCCATATCTGAATTGTTTATGAAGGTTTTTGGAAAGAGTGGTTGGTTTGGTAAATTCTTCACAAAGATAGGAACTATCTTTGCATGGATAGGAAACAAAATAAAACCTATTTGGAAGGTAATTAAGAGCGTCTTTGGATTTTTTGGAAGGATAGCAGGATTTCTATCACCAACCCTAAAAGCACTCGGTGGTGGAGGTGGTGGACTTTTCAAAATGTTTAAACCATTAATGTCTACCTTTAAAGCTATGTTTAAAGTCGGAAAGGTTCTTGGTAAGGTTGTAGGAAAAATATTCCTCCCCATTCAAATAATTTGGGGAGTTGTAAAGGGATTACTGGGTGCCCTCGATAAATTCAAAAGCGGTGATATTCTTGGGGGTATAGGTGCCTTCTTTGGTGGTATACTGGATGTATTTACCTTTGGAATTATTGATATGGAGAAATTCGCCGATTGGTTCTCTAGTTTGTTCGGCAATTTCATTGGATTCTTCGAAAAACTTTTCACTGGTGATATTCTCGGAGCAATAACCGACTTGGGTAATTTCCTTCTTGATTGGATGGTTGGATTGCCTGAAATGGTATTCGATGGAATCTTAAATGCAATCGCTGGTGTCTTTAACTTCTTTGGATTAGATTCAATCGGAAAATGGTTCAGCGATTTTGCAGATGTAGATATCCTTGGAACAATCAAAGGCTTCTTTGCTTCTATGATGGAATACATCGGCCCCGTAATAGATGGTATTTGGGATGTTGTGAAATCTGTCTTCGGTGCAATATACGATGGTTTCATGTGGATATGGGATAATGTTTATGTACCTTACATTATGTTTCTTAAAGATTTAATGATGAATATTTTTAGTGGAATCGGAACTGCATTCACTTGGATTTATGACAATGTATTCGTTCCATACATTTCTACACTTGGTGACATTATGATGGCCGTATTTGGTGGAATTGGAGATGCATTGAAGTGGGTATACAATAATACAGTCAATCCTGTAATATCAGGAATCATGTATTTCTTCAACATGGTTGGGTGGGCCTTCGGTAAAGTAACAAATGCGGGAATGCATGTCCTGAATGGTCTTATTTCCCTTATTAATACAATTCCAGATTGGATAAAACCCGCATCATTGGAAGGATTAGAGAGTTTCCCAGTCGAAGATGCTGGCGAATTCCCATCATTTGAAATGTTGCCGGGATTGAAGTCGGGTGGTATGGTAGAGGGTTTACAAGATGGACTTGGTAAACTTTTCCGTATGGGTGAGGGTGGTGATGAAATGGTAACACCACTAGATAAATTGAAACCAAATATCATAGACCCCATCATGGCAAAAACTATGGCAATGATGCCAGCAATGGCAAACATGGGCGGTGGTGGTGTCGGTGGTGCTACAAGCCAAGTTACGGTTGTCAATGCACCTAACAACAGTCAAGCGGTTTCCCAGAGTTCCACATTTGCGAGTTCAATGACTTCAACAAATAGTGAAATCTCTCGTAAGTTGGATTTAAACCACTAATAAAAAACCCCCCGCCGAAGCAGGGGGTTCTTTTTTAAGTATTTAATTGTCTATCAGAATTGAATCTGAAGTTGGGTACGAACGAGGTACTCGCCTTCGGCGGCACTTGCATTCCATCCCGTGCTGGCAACATCCCAACCCGCATCAATATCATTCATGGCATAACCGACATCGGTTGTCCACTTAACATTGGGGTTGACCATGTAGTTGACACCTACAGTTGCGACACTAAGGTCTGCTGTAGCGCCTTCCAACCTGCCAAATTCATATGCAACGAAACCCTGAAGGTTATCCATGCACTGATAAGAAACAGTAAGGGTAGTTGCCCAGTCATCTCCCGCATCACGGTTTACACCGACATATGCAGCAGTGAGGTCAAGAGCACCCCAATTGACGCCAGTATCTACAGTATAAGTTGTGTAGTTACTGTCTACAAGGTCATTCCACGAAACCGCAGCACCAAGATTCCACCAAGAGGTGACATCATAATCTGCTCGTGCAGTAAGGGCATATCCATTCTGGATGCCGGCACCGTTTGCGGTGTCGAATCCATCAGTGTATGCACCACGAAGCGTAAGTGCTCCGAAGTCCTTACCGAATTGGATACCTTGTGACCGGCCTTGGCCGAAGGTATACGAAACAATTGACCTATCAGCGGCAAGTGTATCAGTTCGTGATACAAGAACTTCCTTCATGAAGGGAGCCTTGAACTGACCAAACTGGAAGTCAAGACCACCAATTTCACCAGTACCATAAGCGTCCTTCAATTCGAAGTCACCACCATCGCTCCATTGACCACTTACTCTATAACCGAAGTCATAGACATCACCACTAAGGATGAGTCGTGAGCGAGGAACACTGAAACCATGATTGGCATCGGTATCTCCACCACCACTGTAGTCGAAACGAGTCTGTACAAATCCGTGTACATTAACCGTTACAGGGCTTCCGTTGCCCTGAAAACTAGCACGATTGTCTGCATCAGCAAGAACATCGTGAACAAGTTGACGAGTCGCTTCGGCTCGTTCGTTGTTCAACCAGTTATCACTATCCGATGCAGATAGTTCTGCAATCCGTGCTTCGGCTGCTTCAAGTCGTTCTTGAAGTTCCGCATTGGTGTCAGCACCAGCAACACCAGTGCAGATTCCTGCAAATAGTGCTACGAGAGCCACCTTTGTAAGTTTTGAGATATTCATAGTGAATCTCCTTTACTTTGAAAGCGTATCAAACGCTAGCGACAAGGTTCCAAAGTTCACGAACTGCTCCACCGAGCCAAGTAACACCGTTCCACGCAAATGGAAGAAGTGCCAATGTGATTAGCATACTACGGCACACACCGACCTTACCTAACGCATTTGTCACGACATCTGTGCCGCAACTATCTGTACATTTAGCCATTGTATTTCTCCTTTTTTAGAAATAATCCTCTGGCAAAAGAGGTTGGTGCGTTTTTGCACCGTGAAGTCAACTCCGACTTCGTTAGTTTATGTCACTTATTTAGTGACTTTTAAAAATTGACACCCCACATTATACACCTAATATGCGGGGTGTCAATTAAAATTTTAATTATTTTCAATCTTCGGAAGCAAGCTTTTCGAAGTACGAAAGGGCGTCTTCACCCTCAGTAGTAGTAGTTTCGGTAGTAGTATCATCACTCTTACCGAATGCTTCTTCTGCCATGGCTGCACCATCAGACACATCAGCATCTTCAGCAGTAGGAGCAATAGTAGTATCTACATCCTTACCAAGAACGGTTTGAAGTCTATCCTTCAATTCGTCATAAGTTTTGAACTGGTCATCAGCAATAAACTCATTAAGGTCAGTCTGTGTCTTCCACAATTCTTCCAACTTATCATCATCACCATCAAGTAGTGCAGTAGACGAATCAAACTCACTCTTGTCGTAGTTGATAAATCCAGCAACCTTGCGAACCTTAAGACGGAAGTTTGCACCCTTCCAGAAATCGAATGGATTTACTGGGGACTCATCTTCAAACTCAGGATTCATAGATTCCATAATCTTATCAAAAATCTTCTTACCAAACTTATAGAGAAAAACCTTGCCCTCATTCTCAGGGTTCTTGGGGTCACTCAAAACCATAATATTTGCAATGTAAGTAAGACGGCGCTTTTGCTTACGGGCAACATCTTTGCCCTTTTCAGTACCAGAATTCCACAACCTACTGTTAAGTTCTGAAACTGGGTCTTTTTCGCCACGGGTAGTGAGAGAATTCTCAATATACCAGCCGCCTGGCCCTTGGAAACCGTGATTCCAAACACGAACCCACGGAAGTTCGGCACCTTCTGATGCAGGCAAGAAACGAATAATAGCAAATCCGTTTGATGCATTGTCAAGTTCTGGACGCCAGAATCGGTCATCCTTGTAAGACTTCTTTGTATCGTTCATTTCTTCTAACTTCGTCTTAAGAAAGTCAGTGTTACTTGAACGCTTTTTCATATCGTTGAAACTCATGCAGTATCTCCTTATATTTCTGAATATAGTTTTCGTATTACGATGTGTATATTTTAACATATATTTCATATATGTCAAGCATTATTTTTGCGATTTAAATTGGTAGTTTTGCGGTGTCTGGTAAGATATTCAAACCTAGACCTTCGTTGTGTAATTTATTAATAATTGATTTTGAAAGATATTTAGAAGCAAGTGCGGGTTCTATGCGATAATGTTCACATAGACTAAGAATCGCTTCAATATATCCATCTCCCATTGTCTCAACTTTATCTTCTACTTCTTTTGAAAATTCTTCGGGGGTTAATTCTAACATTGTATTTTTCTCCTGTTATAAATAAGGGTGGTATGATATGTAGGTCACTAAATTTAAGGGGAACCCAATATGAGTAATGCTAATCACGGAGTTGCGTTTAGCGCATCGGTCGATTTAAATAAGGCTGGTATGAAGGGATTTATCATGGCAGCGGATGGAACTATTCGACTTCAGTTTGCCGATGGCACAACAACTGATATTGTTGTGAATAAAGGCGTTCAATATAACATGAATTTTGATGCGATTCTTGCTGCCGGCACCACACAGGCCGGTACTGCTCTTTATTGATTGTGTTTTCTGTAATTAACAATGGTTTTGTGTAGTTTATCTACATAATCCATTGGATTTGCAACAAACACTTGATTATCACCAGTATCACAAGAAATTAAGATCACGATATTCTTTATCGGGGTCTTTGTTCTTTCTTGGAACATAATAGCGTATGCAGTTGCTTGTTCGTAGTAATTTTGTATATCTGACTTTCTTTTGGGTTTATTTGAACCCTTGAAGTCGATAATAGACAATTCACCATCAAATTCAGCAATACAATCCACTCGTCCTGCGAGTTTTAGGGTATGTGACCATAATGGTTTTTCTAAACCAACAATATTGTCAATTCGGTGTAAATCATCTGCTAATTGATAAAACAACTGTGAGTCTGTAGATTCTGCTTCTGCAAGATACGACTCATCGTTGCTTAAATAATTCTCTATGATTTTGTGTAACCGATTTCCCCGACTAAGAACTCGTTTAGATTCTTCGGGGTTTTTTCTACGCCATTCTGCAAAGAATGCTCGTTTCTCCCAACCAGTTACGGTAGTTACACTTGGGTAACTTTTACCTTCTGGTGTTTGATAGTATCGAGTACCATCGGGATTTGTTTCGGCTTCTAATTCTGCCCATAAGGGACTTTCAACATGATTAAACATTTTATTCACTAACATAATAAATCTTTCCTATATTCTACCAGTTCTTATTAATAAAGTCAAGCAATTTCTTTTCGTCATCAGAAATTGACATTCTCGCTCCTGTTCCTAAGTTATCTGCATGGGGAGTTTCATAAACAGATTCTTTGATACCAAAACTCTTCTCAAACTTCTTACGACTCTTCTCGTCCTTGAACTTGATATTCACGGTATACTTCTTGTAGTCACCACTAAGACCAAATTTAGCAATCATTCCCTTAGTCAACGCCGATGTACCTGCATCCATCAGTTTTTCATATTCTTTTTTATCTTTTGCTTGATAAAGTCGTTCGACATCCGAGGGATGAGTATCTTTCTTATATGAACCTTGTCCTGTTCGAACTAGTGGAATTGATTCTGCTTCATCTACTTCATTGGATTCATCATATGGGCCATATCCCTTGGGTGTAACCTCAGAAGTTGAATGAGAAAATTCACCTTTGTTCTTGTGTGCATATTTCCCAATTGCTTTTTTGTGCATGTCCTTGGTCATACCAGTAATAACGACTCTATACTTACCCTTGTATCTTTCGACACCTTTGTTTGCTAGTCCCACGGCAGAATTCTCAACATCCTTTGCAAATTGTTTTGCATCTCGTTCACTT